CTATAAATCGCACCATAAATACAACAACCACCGTAACCGTAGAAGCTACCTTTGGACAGTAATTTTATTATTGTTATGTCCAACTAAAGTTTTAGCAAATACCACAGTCGCATCCCCATCCAGTAATGCACAAGGGGTAGTTAATAATAATGCTACCATGATAACCCCGCAAAGCACCCCACAATTCAGGATGTCACAGGGGATTGTATGTTCTTCTCCCAGTCTTACAATTACTCCTTATGTGACAGATGCTTGGTCATTCAATCGACCCATAGAAACTGTTACCAGACAGAATATTTATGATGAAGATACTGGTGAAGTTAAGTATGTACAGGAGACACCAAGATTTGAAAAAGATAATTATAACTTGAACTATGGGATCTCAGCACAGATCAGTATTCCGTTAGGTAAAGCACCTAACTTATGTTTAAGAGCAACAGAAGTAAATATAAAAAATCAAGAATTACTCTTTCAAAAACAGAAACTAGAACTTGCATTATTTAGACTAAAAGTATGTGGGGAACAGGCAAAGTTAGGAGTAACCTTCACTGGAAAATACGCAGAGATTTGTGAAGGGATAAAAGTAACAGTACCACCAAATCAAGTTATACCACATACGCACGAATTAAAAACAAAAAAATAAGCCTAAGTTGCACCTTAGACTCATTATTGTGCAATAGGCTCAAGTCCCTAACCAGAACCATTATTATTATACCTTATCTTTTTTCTTTGTCAGTTTTTTAACGATTTGCTTCACAATGGGTTTGACCGCATTAAGTAATAGTGGAGTACTGGCAGCAACCAAGCCAATAACAGCAGTAGATACAATAGTAGAAACTTCTGGAATGTACTGATCTTTGAAGGGAACGTCTTCATAAATCGTGGTGCATATAGTTCCATCTTCGCTTCTTTGCTGGTTCGTCATTTACAACAGCAGCTTCTTCAACAATAATTAGTTGATCTGCTTGGTAATTCATCGGTATAAAAGACGGATATGGACAACTACTTGTCACCCCATTGGGATCTTCTACTAATAAATTTCTATTGCCCGTATTTTTTGTATCTCGATGAGAGTATCTGCAACCTATAGTTTCTACATTTAGAGGTTCATACCCAGGTAAAGATACTTGTGGGACGTAAACTTGTGGTATTGATACTTCTGGAATATGTATCTCAGGTATATCAATCGTAGGCATATTTAGGCATTAAAACCTCTACATCAGAATGACATTTAGGACAAGATAAATTAGTCATCATTGAATACTCTTCTTGCAGATGAGGTAAACAATCTTCACTAATACTTTGATCTCCTCCCCAGACTAATTCTGTATTACAGTGCCAGCAGTTCATTTGTTAAATGGAATAGATTGTCCTGTTGTGCTAGGTAACGCACTATCTAATACTTTTGGCATCATTCCTGATACCTTACTCATAACTTTTTCCATCATCATCTTTTCAAACTGTGGGCTGGTTATGTAACGATATCCAGCATACGCTCCACCTAAAGTTGAAATGCTGATTACAAAAGATACGATGGATAATATAGAAGAAATTTTATTTAACATGAGAGAAGCCTTTGCTAAAGCATTAGTACCTGTCACTATTATAACTTTCTGCTCTATTTGTGCATTAGCTCCCCTTTATATCACGTTATCTATGATGACTAAAACTTATACTTCAAACCAAGCTTCGTTCCGTAAGAATTAGTTGTATCTGTAACGATAGAGAACTCTCCATATACATCAATATTTTTTGATGCAACTACAGAACCACCAACTTTACCAGAGAAGTTTGTTTCTGAATCTGCACCATCTGGGTTGTTAAGATACGCTCCACCTTGAATGTAGTAGCTACCAAAGGCATTACCATTCTCATAACCAAGATGTAAGTCAGTACCAGATCCAGTGTAATCTTTGCCTGTATAAGAGCCATTGTTTTCTACGTTTACATAGAAACCAGCAAACGCAGGTGTTGATAAAGCTGAAGCAGCAGCTATTGTTAATACTTTTTTGAGCATTTTTAAAAAATTAAAATTATATACTAATTGTTTTTAACAAAAAATCAATGTTATTCAGACTGTTCCTCTGCTGTCTCGTCTGGCTTTAAAATATCTTCTACAGCAGCTATGCCACCCTTAAGTTCAAATATCTTTTGCTTACAGTTTTCTACAACTTGATTTGCCTGATTAAAGTTATTTACTACCTGTTGTAGTTCAGAGTTGAGAGCTTCCAGCTTTTGCTGTGGATCGACTGCCATAAAAAATAAATAGTTACAGGTATTATATTAACCAGCCTTCAATGCTGCAACTTCGGTTTCTAATAGCTCTATTTTACTTATAGCTTCTTGCAGTCCAGCAGTAAGCAAGGGGACAAGTTTTGCAACATCTAAACTTTGCATAACTGGATCTCCTGTTTTTTCCCCCATATCACCATCTTCTGTACGCACTTCATCTTTTACTCCTGTAACTGCTTCTGGTACAACTTCCTGTACTTCATGGGCAATAAATCCATCTTGTGTTATTGATGGAGTTGTTAAAAAGTTGAATCTTGAAGGTTTTAAATTTTTTAATCTTTTTATTGCATTTGTTAAAGTAGTTATATTTTCCTTAAGCCTGTAATCAGAACCAGTACCATAAGAAACACTTGAACCATTTGTTGTAATATCTGCTATCTGACCACCACCATTATAGTTAAATGAAACTAATGAACCTGTACTATCATTTCTTGCAATAAACAATGCAGTACCATTATCTCTTGAGTGCATTGCATAACCAGTGTGAGCAAAAAAGTTACCAGGATCAGAATTATTACCAAAGCCTGGATTTACTACAGTAGTCCCTCCCTGGATAAAAACATTGCCATCACTATTGATACGCATTTTTTCTGGTCCATTCGTTCCAAATTGAAGAGCATTGATTGAATGATCGTATTGAATAAATCCAGCACCGTTATCTGATGGATCACCAAAACGTAATTGTGCTGCTGAAGAAGCTGGGGTTAAAAATTGTAAAACTGCTGTAGCATCATTTTCTAAAGTTAAAACAGAGGAAGGAGCAGAACTTACACTTCCAGCACTCCCTCTATGAACATGAAGTGTTTGATCTGGACTTGTTGTACCTATACCAAGCGAGCCAGTAACCGTAGCTCCCGCACTTGTAGTCTCAAACTTTTTACTGCCATCGAAATATAGCTCTACTGCTCCTCCCACATTATAAAACAATCCAGTATCTCCGTTACCTCTTTGAAGTCTTACCCCACCAACATCAGATTGCAAATGTAATTCGCCTGTTCCAGTTTCATGAATAACAGAATGGCTTGCTGAGTGAAAAATTTGCAGATCATCGTTATTTCCAAAAAGCATCTTGCCATTATCTGCAAGTGAAAAATGAAAATAAGAACTAGGATCTTCATTATTTAGTTGTAGTCGTTTATCGCTACTATGATTTGTTCCAAATTGCACAGTATTATTATCTGGAAATTTCCATTGATAACCGACATTACCTATATCAAGAAATGATAAAAATCCATTTGAGGTGCTTGTTGTTTGTACTGTAAGAACAGAACCATCTGGGATCTCTGCTCCTCCGCTTGTTGTCTCAAACTTTTTACTGCCGTTATGATAAAGTTCTACTGAACCATCGCCTACTGCTCTAATAAGAAATTCAGTAAGATTTCCCTTATAAACTCTAAAATCATCTGTGTTGAATCTTATTTGATTTAGACTTTCAATCCTTAATTCATTAGTTGCATTGTCAATATTACTGTGCGTACCATCGTGATAAATTTGTAGGTCATCACCAGTTCCCAGTAATACTTTTGCATTATCTGGCATATCTAAGTTGCCTGTTACAACAGCAGTTCCATCTAAGTGAGAAGAACCGTTAATATCTAAAGTAGTTGCCTGTATCTCTCCTGTTACCAAGACTCCATCTGATTTTGTCTCAAACTTTTTATTTCCAGCAAAATATAGTTCTGATGATCCACCCGCAGTAAATTTTGCAAATTTATCGCTATTTAATCTTGCTAAAACAAGAATATCAGCCCTTATATTAGTAATGCCATTTGCAATAGCATCTATATAATTTTGATTATTTGATGAAGCAACGTATATTTGTAAATCTTGAGAATTTCCAAGTCTTAACTTTTGGTTATCAACCAGGTCTACGTTAGTGGCAAGATCCGTTCCAGTGATAGTACCGTCTTTAATACCTTGTGTGCTGATCTGTGTTAGTGCCATTACTCTCCTTTAGCTGCTATAAGTTTAGCTTTCCAAGCATTTTTTACTTCTGTAGTCCATACAGCATTACAAATTGTAGATACTTCTGGTGGTTGTTCTGATAAATCCGTATCAATAAAATTATCTGAATCATCTAATATACCAGCGTTTAATACATATCTCTCAAAAGATCTCGTTAGTTCAACATCGTCTTTTTTAATTACTGTTGCTTTTCTTACCTGCACATGCTTGTACTGGCCTATGATTTCTATTTTGTCGTATTCAATTGATTCAGTTAGTGCCATTAGGATTAATCTCCGATTAAAACAGGTTTAGGCTTAGTTTTAAGACGTAGCTCGGTCTAAGAATTAGTTCTGTATGTTCCTTCAAATATGATATTTGCAGTTCCCGTGTGGTGTGTTGGAAATGTTCCATTAAACCTTACACATTGTGTTCCAGATATTTTACCCTGCCCACCGTTGAAACTTGCAGCATCTTGCCAAGAAAAATTAACTACTGAATCTTGAGAAGCAGTAAATGGTAATCCTGTAATTGTTAAATCACCATCACTTAAACTAGAAGCAACTTGTAATCTCATATTAAAATAAACCATATTTCCTATTTTTGTGTAACTTTCATCTGCCATTGCTATTGCACTACCACCTGAATAACCAGCAGCAGAAGCAGTTGCACTGAATGTTCCTTCTTCGTAGTCATTTAACGCATTTGCTGCTGCGGTGTTTCCGTCTAACTTTAAACCATCTGCGTCAATCCTTGCTCTATCTCCATTGTTTGTGAAAAATCTTATTGCTGCATTTTCTTGGTTATTAATATAAAGATTATTGTCCGACCATTGAGCAATAATTGAACCATCTGCAATTCCTTGTCCACTAACTCCAGTTGTTAAATGAACTTGTGACCCTGCTAAACTACTATTTGTCTGGTGTAAATGTAATAAAGCACCATTATAACCAGCATTAGAACCTGTTGGAGTTGTTGTACCTATACCTACATTCCCTAATGAATCTATACGCATGCGTTCGCTTATTGCACCAGGACCATTACCAGTTCCAAACTGTAAATATCCAGCACCATTATCACTTGTAGCATTTTCTTTTCTTCCACAAATACTTGCTATTCCATAATCAGCATCAGTACCAATATTTGCAGTCCAAACTAACGGTAATCCTTTGTCTGCTGCTAGAAGATCTGTCGAGCCAAAAATAACACCATCTCTAGTATTTATAGCTTCACTAGCTGCTTTAACGTGCAATATCTCTTGTGGACTTGTTGTACCTATCCCAACTCGACCAGACGAATCTATACGCATACGTTCTGAAGAATTTGCACCAATCTGCATACTGTCGTCAGAATGTGTGTAATGAATAAATCCTCTTGACCTTTCAGAAGAAGAACCGTCTCCATCACCAAAATTCACTCTACAAGTACCAGAACTACTTGTTCTTATCTGTAATCCAGCATCAGAGACACTTCCGTTTCCAACTATTATCCCAGCATCACCTGAACCTGTAAAGCCAAGATAAGACGTACCAGCAGATTTAATATGAACGGCTCCGTTAGAATCTATACGCATGCGTTCTGTTGGTGCAGATGATCCATCTGCTGAAGTGCTAAAAGCAATACGTCCAGCAGTATCTCCTACCCCGTTACTACCTAAATCAGCTTCACCTTCAATAAAAGCATATTCACCAGCTTGTGAATCACAGAAAACAATCCTTCCGAGTGTATTATTTTGAGAAATACTGGCAGATGCCTGACCTCTTCTTAAAGCTAATATTGCTGCTGATGTAGCATTACCTACCTGACTATTAACAGTTAAAATTGCATTTGCTGAATTAGTACCTGTAGATTGTGCTGATGTATTAATAAGTAGCCGTCCAGACGAATCTATACGCATACGTTCATTTGCAGCAGTATAAAAATCTAGGTTATCACTAGATGAATACCCAACTCTACCTCTTAATTCTGCTGAGACATCACCAAATAAAAGTTGTGTTGTATGGCTATCTGAACTCCGTAAACTAATAGTACAATTACCAGATGAATTTGATATATCAAGTTCTCTATCAGGATTTGTAACTCCGATTCCAACTTTTCCAGATGAGTCTATTCTGAACCTCTCAGCACCAGCAGTGTTTACTGAAAATGTGTCAGCAGCAGGAAATCTAATCTTTGTATTAGTATCTCCACCATGAATAATAGAGTCGGCTATTGTAAATCCATCTCCATCAACACTTGTTATCTCTACACCATTAGAAACAAATCCTATTGCGCCTGATCCTTTTTTATAAAGGCCAGTGTCATCGTCGTTTGTGAAGGTTATGGATGGATTACCAACTGCTCCGTCAGGAAATGTACCTCCAGCATTTAAATAGTCAGCTGTTGCATATATTATTCCAAAGAACGAATGTCCATTTGTTGGTGCTGAACTAAATACTATATTTGTTCCTGTCAATGTAAAACCTGAATTTCCTGTAGGATCAGGTTCTTGGATTACACCATTAACAGAAATTAAACACTGCTGAGGAGTTTTTGGGAAAGGTACAGGAGATGATCCTCCTACTTGTAAGGCAAATGTTGTAGCGCTGCCATTAAATCCACTGCTTATGTCATCAATTAATCTGTAGTCATCAGCAGACCTGATATTATTTCCAATATATGGCATAACTAATTAGCTAAATGCTTACTAAATACTGTATTTATTTTACTTTTACTAATTTTTGATCACTATGTATTAGGACCATTAGTTGATGGTTTTGTAGGCCACACTACCTTATTAGGAGATTCATTCTTATATTTTTGAGGTATGTCTCTTAAATTCTGTCTATATGCAGACCATTGAGCCTGATCTACAGATGACCCAGGAGAAACTGTCCAGTCTGTAGATTTTAGTAAAAAATTTCGTTTTTTTCTAATATTTTCCCAATTTTCATCATTTAATTCTAAAACCTTTTCTTCATTTATTTTTTCACTTAATAATGCAACTTCATCTTTTAACTTATTAAAATCTAATAATAAATATTTAAGATCGTTATTTTGTGTTAATCCCATTTTATGTCTGTTCTAAATAGCTAATAGCTACATCACATGAGTTTGAAGTGTCAGTTCTGACTCTCAAAACATCATTTGATTCCATAATTATTTTTGATCCGCTTATGATCTCTAATGAAGAACCTGCAGGAATTGGTGCATTACGAAGTAAAAATACATCATCACCAGATGAAGTAACTAAAAATACATCTGCATCAGCACTAGCTCCTGTCTTATTAGAAACTAAAATACTTAAAAGGACTAATGTAGCAGAACCGCCAGCTGTTAAGACATTTGCATTTGTGCTGGTATGAGCATCAGTAACAACACTGGATTTTGTGTCAATTTTAAAGGTGTTTGCCATATTAGCCTAAAGCGAGTATAAGAGCGATTTGATCAGAGAAGTTAGTAGTAGGTGCAGATAATGTACCTCCGATGGTAACATTACCAGGAATTGTAACTGCTCCATTAGAATCTATTGTAAGACGTGCAACTCCTGCAGTAGCGAGAGCTAAACTACCTGTTGAAGGGCTAATTAATCCGGTTCCTACATCATTGGCAAACTTTATTGCACAATTAGATGGGCTACCAGTTGGTAACACAGAATTTGAACCATCTGCTCTCATTACAGGAAAACCGCCGTTAGTTATTGCATCATGTATAACGACAGTTTTTAAAGAAGTATCGACAGTAACCTCACCATCAGCCCCTCTAAAAGACTGATGTTCGGCAGTAGTTCCTCTTCTAAATTGGACTTGGGTGCTCATAATACTATCCTAAAGCCACTGCAATTGCAGTAGCAAAACTTTCAGTAGCTATAGTTGAATCTACAGCAACTGATACTTGGTTTCCTGTAGCACTTGTATTAATTCCTGTTCCACCTGATATTTGTAATTGTTCTGAATCTAAGTCAATAGCAATTGAACCAGAATCTGTGGTAATATCTAAATCTTGAGCAGTAACTTGGGAATCAACATAAGCCTTGATTGACTGTTGGGACGCAACTTTTGTTGCCGAGTTACTAGCCATATTATCTTCATCTAAGAAGGCACTTCCGCTTAATCCAGTATTTAATACAGGGCTAGTTAAAGTTTTATTAGTTAGAGTTTGTGACCCAGTAAGAGTTGTTACAGTTGAGTCAATAGCAAAAGTAGCGGTGGTTCCTGACCCACTTGTATCTATTCCTGTGCCACCTGTAAGTATTAATGGTTCTGAATCTAAGTCAACATCAAAATTTCCGGAATCTGTCTGAACATCTAAATCTTCAGCAGTAATTTGAGCTTGTACATAAGCCTGAGTTGCTATAGTTCCATTAGCATCAGGAATAGTTAATGTTCTAGTTGTACTTCCAGATATTCCTGAACATTCAAAAGCTAATTGTTTTGTATTATCTGAATTGTCTCTAACTCTAAATCCACTGTCATCAGTAACAACTGCAGTAGATGTTATAGAAGATAATCCTACAATAGTTGTAGCACTACCCCCTAAAGCTATGCCAGTACTACCTACAGTTACTGAGCTGTTTGCTAATTGTGAATTGGGTATTGCATTCGTGCCAAACTCTCCTGTTCCTGAGTTATAAGTTAATCCTGAACCACTGGCTACACTTAAAGAATTTAAAAGAACCACAGTTCCTGAAGAATTTGGAAATGTAATTGTTCTGTCAGCGGATGGATTTGTTACCGTTAAAGTTGTTTCATGTGCATCAGCTCCGCTTCCTTCAAAAACTATATTTCCACTTCCTAAAGTTATAGAATTTGCTGCATCAGCAGAACCAGAAATTATTGTAGTACCAACTAAAGTTGTTGAGGTTAAAGAAGATAAGCCAGTAAAGGTAGTAACTGTACCACCCAAACTTATGGAGGTAGAACCTATAGTTACAGATGAATTAGCTAAATTACTATTTGCAATAGAAGAAGCTGTGGAAAGTAAAGTACCTGTCTCATTAGGTAAAGTAAGTGTTTTATCGGAGCCTGTAGCATCTGCAGCTGTTAATATTAATTCATTTGCGTCAGCTGTTGATCCTTCAAATGTAATATTACCACTCGCTATAGCGATAGAGTTTGCAGCGTCAGCTACACCTGAAATTAAAGTGGCGGAAGCTAAAGAAGTTAAACCTGTAAAAGTTCCTTGAGTAGCTCCTAAAGAAACACTTGTACTTCCTATTGTTACAGCCGAATTTGCTAACTGTCCATTAGGTATTGCAGATGTACCAAACTCTCCCGTACCAGAGTTATAAGTTAATCCAGAACCACTGGCAACACTAAGATGTGCTCTAGCCTCAGAAGCAGATGGTCCTGTATATGTTATAACGCCAGTAGAACTGTTATATGCAAGACTTCCATCTCCTCCACTATCGGTTACAGAGACAGATCCTCTCGCTCTTGCAGTAGTAAAATATTGATTTGTGCCCTCACTTAAATCTGATGTACTATTACCTGCAAAATCTAATTTATCAGAGGAAGAATTTAACTCCTGAAATAAACCAGAAACAATTACAAGCGATTTTCTTGTTGCCATTTTACATCTTTATTTAGTTCAGTTTTTAGAAATAATGAACTTCATACGTATAATTATTTTACCGCCCCTAAAGTTATCAACTCCTTAGCGTTTCGGGTTCTATTCTTATAACAAACTGTGCAGATGTACCTGATTCACCTACAGGAACTACAAAATGCCCTGAAGTGGTGCTTGGTGTTTCAGTTATGGCACCTGCACTTAGATGAGATAAAAAATAATTACGTCCTGGACTAAGGCCAGAAGTAGCAATAACACCTCTAACAATAGCTCTTACATTTGAACCAGCACTAACAGTTGTCTCAGCAAATCCAGCAACATGTGCTTTTTCTCTGGTGTCGTTTGCAATTGCCTTTCCTAATTTTCCATCACTATCCCTACAGAATAAAGCATCACCTTGTACAACATTTTCAAAAACTTCAGCATTATATCCCACAACTTTAAAAGCTATAGGATTTGGCATTGTTAATCTATAGTCTTGCAAGGCACCTACTAACCCCTCGTAATTAGGAGAATATGGTTGATTGTCAGTTACACTACTCATTATGTTAATAAAACTGGAGGTTCTGGTTGGATTGCAAACTGTGTACTAGTAACACTTTCTCCTACTCTGACTACTGCTTGACCTGATCCAGTAGGTGCTGTAGTTGTAATATCTCCTGCAGTAGATGGAGATAAGAAATGTAAATCTCCGGCATTTAATCCACTCATCGTTTTAATACCTACAACAACAACTTTAACAGTTGCACCTGTAGTAACTCCAGAATTAGCAAAACCTACAACATTTGCGTTTTCTAAAGTTCCATCAGCAGCACTGGCTTTACCTACTTTGCCATCAGAAGTCCTTATAAATAAGGCATCTCCATCTGATACAGCTTCAAATGTTGTTGCATCAAATCCTATCTGTAAAGGAGCAAACGTTGGAAATCCTTCTTTTAAATCTATGATTGCATCCGTAAGACCTCTAAAGTTAGGTTCATACGGTGAACGAGTCATCGTAAAATTGTTACCAGTCATTAGATCTACTAAGACTGTAATAGCGCCTTCTATATTTGGTTCGTATCCTGTTGCCATAAAAAACTCCTACTATTTAATATTTTAATTTGTAAACTCCTATAGAATAGAGATAGGGAGGAATTACACAGTGGAACCACAACTAATTGCTGCTATTATCTCAGGTAGTATTGGAGCTTTTGCTGGCATCAGTAGAGCTTTGGGAAATTTTAATAAAAAATTAGATAAAAGATTTGAAAATATAGAGACTAATGTTGATAGACTTAGAAATGAAGTGATACATGATTACGTTTTGAAAGAAGATTTTTTAAGAGAAATGCAAGCCGTTCACACAAAATTAGATAGAATTCTTGATCATTTACTTAATAAGTAATTAAACATTGATCCAAGAATTACTTGATTGAACATACATAATTAATTGATTATCATTAGTGTCGTAATGCAATTGTCCATTGACAGCATTAGCTGGTTGTCCTGAACCAATTGATACAACAGCTTTCACAGTCTGCCAAGCAGCTCCATCATAAACTTCAAAAATTTGTGTACTAGAAGTATTTAACCAAGTTTCACCTTTACTAAAACTACTAAATCCTGCAGGTGATGTATTTGGTAAAGTAGTTCCTACATGAACAGGACCCACTTTTATTAATCCAGTATTTGGAGAGGCAGTATTATCAGCAAAAAATAAACCTGGAGATCCTGAATTATTATTTAAAGCTAATTCTCCTTCCCCTAATCTAATAGGAAATGGTCTGTCATTTAAAGTACTAGATCTTCGAGTTTGAATTTGTACTGCCATAATTAACTATTTATGTATAGCCCACCATCTACAACTGTATCTTGTGCAGTCTCTGGACTAAATGTTCCTGCATCTAAATTACTGGTATTTATAGCTAATTCAAGTTTTTCTCCATTTAAATATTCACCTGCTTGTAAAAATCCTGTCTCAAAAGAATTAACAAATTCTCCTAATGGTTTATTTACAATACCAAACTTAACATCATCAAGTGTAGTTGGAGATTTATTAAATAATTTATTTACCATCGAAATTAATCTATTAGTAATATTTAATGGATTTCCTGATCTATTTAAATTACCTTTTTCATCTCGTTTAATACTGTCAGTAAGATTCATAGCAATTACTGATGGATCAAAATTAGCAACATTTTGAGGTAAATTAAAATTACCAATAATATTTTTATTCCCTTCCCATTTTGTTGTTCGATTATATAAAGCAAAAACTTCTGCTGATTCTCTAAGTCTTTGTTGCTCTTTAGGCCATATCTTTTCCCAATACTTTAATCCTCTACCTATAGGCTTATCACTAGGTTCTAAAAGCCATGAGTTTACATATTCATGCTTCTTTAAATTTTCTACAGTAACATATCCACTAGTATTTAACTCAAATGGATATACCACAACAAATTGATTAAGATTAGGAACATCACTAATTGTATATTCACCGGAGATTGCATTTCCACTTGTAAAATTTAATTGAATTTTTTGATTTTTTTCTAAACCATGATTCTCAAAATCAACAGTAATATTTATATCGGTAATTTCATATTTTGCTGCTAATTTTAAAGGTTCATTACCTTCATCATGAACTAAAGACCACATAGCTGCGTAGATATGTTTACACCATCTAAGTTGATGATATTGAAGATTTTGAAAGGAATCTTGTCTTTTATCTTCATATTCAGGTAATTCATAAAAATTATTTATTGTCACATAACCTAGATCTCTAAATACACCAGGGTCATCTCTTCTGTCACTTAATGTTCCATCATTTTCTATAACATTTCCAGGTTTTACATCTCTTATAGAAGTTACTGGAAATCTTCTATTATTTAAATTACTAAATAAATCATAACTATCACGACGTGAAAAATCTTGACAAGAACAATTCCATCTTAATTCTGTTGATAAAAATCTCCCAACAGCAAATCCTCTATGTGCTGGTACAGTTGTTTTAGCAATTGTATCTACAGTTTTTGCTCCATAACTATCTTTTTTTTCAAAAATTATTTCATTAGTTGATGTATCAGAACCAGTTACGGTATACCCTACATAGTCGTCATACCTAAAACCTTTAATTAATCGAAATAAAATTAAATTACCGGAAGTTGTTCCTGTAGTAAGAGTTCTAACAGTGAACTGAGTTGCATTTAAAACTGTAATAGTGTATCTTCCTGAAGGAACATTACCAGTAGATACATCAAGAAAAACTTTATTGTCAGTAGAAAGACCATGATTGGAACTACAAGTTACCGTAACTGTAGATCCTGATCTTGAATATGTAGAGGCTACACCAGGATCTCTTTCTATAATTCTGTCAGTCATTCTTTCATCTTTTAAAAAACCTACCTCAGTAGGTAAACTTTGTAATTTAACCCGTACAAATCTCCATCTTGTATCGTTAAACGCTGTTGAATTATGATAAGTAACATTCCCTGCAGTATTTAAAGAACCACTAGCAGTTACAGTAAATGTATTTTGAGTTTTACTATCAATTGTCAAAGTTGCATCAACTGCGCTTCCGGTTGAAAAATCAAGAAATACATTGTCTCCAGGAAATAACCCATGATCAGATTTAGTCACAGTTATTGATGTTCCACTTTGACTGTATGATGCATTTACTGCATCTGCTAAGTATCTGACTTCTAATATTGGTAAACCAAATTCATAAAAACTAAATCCATCTGTATCTCTCATTCCAACAATATGTTCACCTAATTCTTGATTTGATGACGGGAACGTAAATATACGGGCAGGTATAAAAACTCCAGGGAATTGTTGAAAAGTAAAGAATAAACGATAATCTCCTCTTGTATCTCTTTCTTTAAATTTTGATCCTAATAAATTTTGAATAATTGTATATAATTCATAACCTCTTCTCCATCTAGTCCATAAAGAATCTTTATTATAAAAATTAATCTCACTCTCTAATTCGCGTCCATCAGATCCTTTATTTATACTTGGTACTTTAGGTTTGTTATCAAAGGATTTAAACTCATTTTTAAAATTAAATTTTGATGTCTTATCAAACCCGTTAACATCAAAAGCCATTTTATTTAATAGAATCCACCTTGAACATTACAATAAAAACCATTTGTCAAGGCAGTAGGTCCGCTCGCTGCAACAAACAAAGCCTGCCCTCTTTTTAACATTAGTCCTCTTTGTTTTGGAGCAATCTCATTATTTGCACTTCCAAAATTAGATCCGGCCTGAACTGTTGGGTGATTTATTAAAGGAAGTGTTTCTTTTAAAGTAGTGCTTAGAATTTGATTTTCTGAAACTTGAGGAATGCTTTGTACAAATAAAGGAAAAAACTGATTTATATTTGTAACAGTTCCCGTATTAACAAGATAAAAACAAAAATCTATAGGAAGTGAAAGAGTAGAAGTACCAGTAATAGTTCCACTAGGTATATTTGGAATAGCTATATCAAAGGTTGTAGAAGTAAAGTTGAGTGTATCTGCAACAGTAAAAGTGTCATCCTTTGGGACAGACCCTGTATTATAACCAGAAAAATCTATAAATAATTTCTGACCTATTTCTAAATTATGTAAAACTCCTACGGGCATTGTAATCGTACAAGTCGTTCCAGTAGCTGAGAAAGTAGATGTCTGAGTTGCAACAGCATCCATTTTTTGGACAACTCTTTTAGTATATGTAAACCATATTTCATCGATATATGCCCCACTAATAGCAGTATCTGTTAAGGCTGAATCAACATCAAATACTTTAGTGGCATTACCAACTGCTGTAGGAATCAAACTTGTTAAAAAAGATTGACCCGACGCAACTGTACATAATGTAGAAGTCGTCGCCGGACGATCTACCATCAATGGTTGTTTGTTTGAACTACTGCTTGACACTTTTTCTTACGAGGGAGTTAGGTTAATTATAAAGCAAGGTTTTTTATTATTTTTTATCTTTTTTTTCCATGCGCTTTCTTGCCTTAGTTACGGCTTCTTTACGTTGTTCTTTGTCCATTTTACCCTTTTCTTTCTCGTCAGCTTTTTCATCTTTTTCACCTTTTTTAGCATTTTTTTTCTTAAAATACTCTAATAATTGAGGTGGCATTTTGCCTTTCTTTTCAGCCATTAGTAAATAGTCTCCTGTTCGGAAGTAAATGGTGCAGACTTTAAAGCTCTGCTTGTACGATAAAGACCAAGATCAGAACCTCTAATAGTTTTAGTTGGAACATCTCCTGCCATAGCACCGAATATATCGATGTCTCCTGCCATTCTAGTACCCCCTTGACTTTGAGCAAATACATTTCTTTGCCGAGGATCTCTAATAATATCTTTATCTCGATTTATTCCTAACGTATACCCAAGATTAGTTCTTGGTTTTATCTTATATGAAGGAACTTCTATCATCTACAAGGCTGCTAAATGAAAATCTACTGTAGGTGATCCACCATTCTTACTTACAAAATTAGCCCTAATAAATTTTACTGGCATTCCATTTACGTTGTATGCGTGTGATCCATTGCTAGTTATAGTTTTATCAGAAATTATCGGAGCATAGTTTGTTCCATCAATACTACCTTCTAGTCTTACAACCACATTTGTTCCAATACTTGCAACTACAGCTATTAATGTATAGCTTTTTGTTGCAAAGAAATTGTTTTGAGTAACAGCTAATGACGTACCAGTTCCGACACTAGTTAGCTGAGTATCAATTAAAAATATTGTGTCTTGTTGATAAGTTACAGCCATTAATAATTACTTTTCTTTTTATTAGAATAACAGGGGGAAATGTGTCTATCTATGATTTGTTTCTAAGAATAGACGTGTGCCTACAGCAACATCTGCAGGCCCAGGTAGTGCCTGAATGAATTCAGCACCCTCTCTATTAAATCTATATCTAGCTTGTTCAGGATTTCGATAGTTTGGTACATATAAATGCATTGCCAATCTATCAGTCTCATAAATATAAATTTCAGTCCAAGTCTTAAGTGTCTCTCTAAAATCAGATGTAGCAACTGTTCTATCAACGTCACCAGCAATACTTTCTATTCTATTACGTGGTAAAAAATCATTATTGATACTACCTGTCATATCAGTTCGTTTCTCTGCTTCATCACATCTACCAACTTGTTCTACAATCTTACTTACCCAAAAAGAATCTTGTACATTATTAACTGCTTCTTCAAGCCTTGCTTGATCACCAGCAGGTATAGAAGTTAAATTGTAACCCAAGTGCCAACGTACTTTGGACTGTATAAACGTATCTAGCTTCATTCAAACAAACTAACAATAGGCTTACTATTAGTCTACTCTTACTAAGTCTGCCTTAAATATTTCATCCCAATCAACTCTTTTTATTGATTGAAGTTGGTCTAATCTTGTATATCTTTCTCCTGATAAAGTAGTTTGAAAATCTTTTATATCTCTAGCGGTTTTTAAACCAACACCAGGTAAGGCATCTGCGATTTGTCTAGCACTGGCATTATTTATATTTATTCTTCTATCAATAGGAAAAGTTTCTTTTGCAGTAGGTTTTGCAGGTTTTACTCCATCAGCCTTTAATTCTTGCGTAAATTTTTCTTCATTTTTAATTTTTTCTGTAGTTGCATCAAGATGTGGAACTAACATATTCTCATCAATATAATGAACTTCATCGTTAGCATCAACGCACATAAAAACACCTTCATCATGTTGACTTATCTTTTCTACAAGGCCACCTGTCAATTTGTATTGATATAACATAAATTAATTAGATCTCTTTGAATAGCTTAACTCATTAAACTTTTGTTGCCAATAAAAAAGCGAGCCACTATGACTCGCCTCTTTATATAATTTAAAATATAAATTATGAATCTGTTCCGCCTACCTGTGAAGCAAAGTCCACGAAGGAAGAAATATCATCCCAAGTTACAGCTTTTGCTGGACGTAAGTAGTTTACACGACATACGATGTATGCTGCTCTACCTGCGTCTGAATCATCTTGAGAGATAAATACACCATCACCACTAACTGTAGTACCTGTAACAGCATTGACATTATAAACTTTGAAAGTTGTGTCTGCTGTGACTTTGTACAACATAGCGTTTGCAGCGTCCTGATCATCAATACCAGCTGTAGTAACAGATGTCCAGAAAGGAATCTTCGCAAGTGTTACATTTTCTGATCCTTGAGTAAACAGTGAATTAGCAGCAGTCAATGTACTTGTTGCTGCAGCATTACCTAATGCCTGTGTTGCTGGTACACCAATTGGGTTACCACCATTATCAGGACCAAGTAATAAAAGCTCAGTAGTTGTACCACCGAGATCTGCTGTTATTGGAGATGCTGGGAAGCTAGGAAGACCACCAGTAGGTGTATCCTGTCCAATAGCTATGGATGCTCCATAGATATATGCAGGTCTTTCTGAACTAGCCTTGACCACTAAACTTGTGCGGTCATCCCTTACTCTGTCACTTACTCTTCTATCTGGAGAAGGTACAGTGATGTTGAAACTTTTAAAACTAGCTTTATCAGCTGAAAGGTTAGTTACTTTTACGAAACCAACTTGCTCAAAAGCTTCAATTCCAGGCCAACCAAATACACCTTCATTATTGAATGAAGATAATCTTCTTGTTTGATTTCCAGGTTGTAGGATTGCTCCTGCGTCACTTTTATAAGTTGCCATTATTTAAATCCTCCCTTATTCAGTAATTGTGAAGGCTGTTGTAATGAAGTCCTTATTCAAGTTCGCAAAGCCAGCATATAGCTGCCAAATCAGAATGATAAATCTGGAAAAATCATCATTGTTATTGATTAGAACTTGAGCATTTGGACCACCAATACCAACACCAATTGACTGAGGACCAAAGAATAGTCCTGCAGGAGTTGTTTTTGAGGAAGCTCCGTTACCATCACCAATATCGACCGTAATTGTTTTTGATGGGAAGTTTGTAGATTCAAAGAATCTTACACCTTCAAATACGAATCCAGATGGCATAACTGGCTCACCTGCAACAAACTGTGCCTGACCATACTGTCCACCTTGGTAGATTGCTTGGTTAGGAGAACCTGCTTGCATTAATGGGTTGCCTTGACCCATTCCTGGGTATCTTGCAACTTCTCTGAATCCTTGATCTGCACGTAGATCTTTCATGAATGAAGGATCAGCTATACAACGATAGTAACCATCGCCGAATACTGGTACGTGTCTCTTTCTTAAGCTCTTAACTACTTCTAGTAGGTCTGTCTTAACGTTGAACTTGAAACGCTCTGATGCGTACTCTGTAGCAGTATATGCATTAAGAGTAGTAGAGTTTGACTTAGTTTTTGTGTTTGGATAGTAGTAACCACCTTGTGTGTCAGAAGACTGACCACGAGCTTCAGATTTGAATAGCTCATCAAGGAATACTCTATCTCTCCATCTTCTATAGTCGTCCAACAGTGTAAGCGAACCAATTGACTGATGGAACATATTTAAGTTTCCAGTGTCAAGAAGCAGACGCTGAGCTGTCATTAGGGTTTCTCTAGCAATTTTGAATGTGCTAGGTAGATTTGAGTTGTTAGGGTCAGCAGGACCTGTATATTCCCTAAGAGATACAAGTACTTTGTCCTTTACGATAGATCTGCTATTTGCTGTGCCAATTGTCTGGTCCTGAGTCCTCTCTCTTGAAGTCTTAGTTCCAGGATTGCCAAAGAATCTGTAGCGATCTAACTGAACGGTCTGACCTGGCTGCTTGGTGAAGTCATGTACAACCACTGGCTCTGTTGCCATTTCTACGATATACGCAGGATGTGGTCTATATAACTCGGCACCCAGCAGCTTCGGAAAATCGTTATCTATAAACATTTTAGAATTTCAGCTAGGTTTGCTGATTGCGAACACTAAATTGTGCTCATTTTTGAAACTGGAAAATAAATTCCATTATTAGAATTATAAATTAACTTAATATTGTACTTATATAAGCTTTCTCTAAAAATTTATCTTAATTATGCGTATCCGTTTAATTGATTTGTTACTGTATATTCAGTTGGAGGGACAGTGCCAATACGTCCATAAGGATTAATCAATCCATCAGCTGGTTGCATCGTAGCTTGAGAAGCTTCTTCAGCTGCTCTCATTGCATCAAACTCAGCTGCAAATTTTTGAAAATCTTTTGCTTTTTTTGTTGCTTTTTTAGCTTTATTGGAATCCATTTACTTTTTACCTTTTCTTGATTCTAAAGGAGGCTGACCTATGGGTAACTGCATAGTTCCGGCTAAAGGCATATTTTGACCATATATTAATTGTTCATTAGCAGCTATCTGTTGTTGTGTTATCTGTGCATTCATTACGTTTCTAGGCATCAACAAAGCATTAGCAGGTAATGGTGATCCTGGGAGATTTAATTTTAAATAAGATGCATCTAAATCAGAGGGCATAGCTGCAGATCCTGAAACTCTTGTATCTCCCTGTTTCATTCGTCGGTTTGCATATTCATCCCTGTTACCAGCAAATACCTGCTCACGAAGATCAGATCCTCCAAAACCTATAAGGCTTGGTGATCCTATTACTCCTCCTGCTGTGCCAATTGTATTTAAAAATTGATCAGCTTTTTGTGATGTGCTTGGTTTTTTCTTCTTCATTTTAAAAAAGTAAGGGGTGAATTATCACCCCCTGTTGTTTTTCTTAGGAATCCATTACTAAGAGCTTCTGACGGAAGATCTCAGGATTCTGTTGTGCTGCATTTAGATATTTCCATGCGTTCTGTGGATCACGGTCTGCCGCAGTTCCGAAGTCATTCCAAAAGTCTCCTGCATTTCTAGGAGCTTGTGGCTGTGGAGGAACAGGCATTTCAGGACGTGAAGGAGCCTGAGCTTGAGGCTGACCTGCTAAAGGTCTTTGCTGTACACCTTGATTAGCATAACCTGCTTGCTCTTCTTCTACTGGATAAGGACCATTAGGACCGAAGAACTCACATGTGTAATCTGCTAATACATCTGGATCAGTAAGAATCTGTTCATAAGCTTTATGCTCAGTAGACATCTCCTGAAGAAGATTAACAGCTTCCTGTAAGTTAGCGTTTGATTGAATTAATGAATCTTCTAGCTGTACTGCATAGTTATTTAAAACTGCTGGAGCATCAGCACCAAAATGATTAATTACTTCAAGACTTGCCTCGCTTACCCCGTTTGCCATTAGCTGCTCGTTGGTTATCTCCTGAGAAGTTGGGGAATAACTGTTGGAGTATGCCTGGTTGTTGTTGGTCGAAGGCGTATAAGTCGGCGCTACCGCGTTGCTGTATTGGGCTGGTGTTTGGGAAGCGTAATTGGTTTGGTCGATTGGTTGATTCTGAATCGACTGTTGACCCTGGAACGGGAATTGAACTGGTGAACTCAGGAGTCCTACCACCCTGTTGAATGCGTCCTTGTATGGGTTCTCCGCTTGTGGAGCCGCCTGTTGTGGCTGGGGGCTGTACTGAGTAGGGTTGTATCCGTTGTTGATCCCCATCTGCGCTTGCACTTGTGGTGCTGGTGCCGCCACTGGTTGGGATGGAGCCACCCATTGGGAATTCGTTGAAACGGCCGGTGCCTGCGCCGCTGTCTGAGCCACGTAGCTGGTCGGCTGGGTCTGGGATACTTGGGGTGCCGATTGGGTCGGCGCTGCGGTATCGGCCTGCATAGGTTACCTCTTTTTGTAAACTTTCTAATGTTCGATATAAGAAAGGAGTTAAATCCAATCTTGGGTCTGCAGCCATCGGTAAATTCGGTTGCTGCGGATGTGGTGTTCGCATCTCTTGATTTATTAAATCAATAAACTGCGAATATGCCCTCTGTACTTCTCCAACCATCCGGAAGGGAAAACCAGAGAGCATTGCAGCAATCTCATCGTCCGTTTTAGATGGGAATAAATACTTCAGTGCTTCTATGCTATCAACGCCTAATTCTTGAAGATTTCGAGTAAAGATAGATTGATTAAGTTTGTCTTGAGCAGTGTCCTCATAAACAGGTCCCATCCATCTCCATAAAACAGTTCTATCCCCATCGGGTATTAAGCCTAAAACCCCGTCAGGTATTTCTTTTTTCTCTACTGCTTCGTCAACAGCAGCTTGTAATTTTTGCTCATACTTTGCTTTCTGTTTATCGTATTTTTCAAGTGCTTTTGGATCTTCGATATTTTCTGGTAAAACAGGATATTTTATTCCTGAAGCAAAAGCCAAGGATTTTCTAAAAATTTGTTCTTCTTGAAAAATAATTAATTCGAAACATTTACATATTCCATATTGATAAATTTGTAAACATTTCTTTTTAGCTGTTGCACTTACCCGACCATAAGCAGATTTAATTTCTGTAGCCGTTACATTAGTAATACTTAAATCATCTATACCACCTAAAGCTAATCTGATTTCACTTCTTAGTTGTTCAGAGAATCGAGCCTGATCAGAACTTACAGCATTAGGTGTAATAAATCCAACACGATCTGAAGGTTCTAAATTAGCAATAACTCTAGGAACTCTCATTCCACTTCCTGGTTTGCCAGTATATCCAGGTTGTTGTCTTGTTATAGGATCTTGTTTATATGTGGAACTAAATAAGTTAACATCAGATTGAAAACCGGACTGACTAGATATACTAGGACGTTGAGCTGTCTCACTATCGCTCTCAACAATATCTTGTTTGGGTCTAGAAGAAAGTAAAGTTGGATTACCAAAGAATGATAAATTAGCTCTAATATTTTTTACCATTTCATCGTGAGCTAATATTTGATTTGCCAAAAAGTCAAACTCACCTGAACCGTCAGTTCCAAATGCATCCGGATTATTAAATACTTCAACACATGGAATAAATTCCATAGAATTTTCTACAATTTTTTTATCAAAAGCAGCAAAATTTATATTATCTTGTTCAAAAGTTATTTCTTGTTCAGTATGTATTTCTTCTATTTCTTTAGCGGTAATTTTCAATCTCATATATCTTTTATCTGTATTTAAACCAACTCCGGCAAAACCTTTAGAAGATTTTACTTTATAAGGATAAATAATAATAACTTCCTGTAAATCTCCTTCAGGTGTGTAATAAGTCCTATATGCGTCTTTATTAAACCAATAAATTCTATAAGATTTTTCTGTAGGTCTTATATAAAATAATCCTTTTCCATATGCTAAAAATCTATCCCATATTGCATCAAGTCTTGCATCAAGCTGATTAAATTTTATTACCTGTTGAATAAAATCAAATCTTTGAGTCCCTAAATTATCTTGCTGAGGATAAAACTCAACTCCCTGCCTAATCCCAAACATTTTCATTTGAGATAAATGAGAACTTAACAGCATAGTATCTGCTGAACCACGGCCATCTCTATTTATGACCGATTTGATCATATCTTCTAAGGCAGTTTTGCTATTACTTTCACTCATTAGATTAGAAGTTTGGACTATTGATCAATGTCATATCCTGCATGTAATCTTTTTAATTTAATTTCATCTCCCTCACATTCTACCTCAAACCTTTCGTTTGGTTGTAGTGCCATGTCATGACATAGTTCATCAGGGAGGGGAATAACAGCAGATCCATATTGGTCTTGCTCTAATTCCAGATTGTAATAAGTAGGTGACATTAATCTTGTTAGTAATAGTTTAAGTCGTCAATACTCTAACTCAAGTTTTCCGCGAGTCATTAACCCATTACATAGCCAAACTAATGCATCTACGCAATCATCATGTGAGCTAACCCCAAAATTTACTATCTCATCAGTAAGAGGTCCAAACTTTCTAAATTTATTAAAAATAATTTTTCTTTGTTCAAATAAACCCATTATTCCTCTAAATCTTGCAACTTTATCTCCTCTAAATCCTTTTACTGGATGCCAAATTAAATTATGTAATCCATGATCCCCTAAACATATTCTTTTAAAATCTGCCTCTAGAGAAGCTTGATAAGCAACTGCTTCAGACCAAACATGAGTTGCAGTTCCGGTAGGAAAGTAACTTTTACCATCTTTATAAACCACTCCCCATTCTTCCATCATTTCCATTAATAATTCTAATTTTTCTAAATTACCCATAACTCTTACTCTTTTACAATCAATAATATGAATTTTATCTCTAACTCGTCCACCCATAACAAAAACTGTATAATCATTTTGTTCTCTAACTCCAGCAGATAAATCAACCCCAACACCTAATGCATCAAACTCTGTAGAGATAGTCCCTTTAACAATTAAATCTGGAGATAAAGAAAGTTCACTTGTTTGTACAATTTGATTTTGATATTGAAAACTAAATGCTACTGGAGCAACTCTTCTTCTCTCTTCTAGATACTTAAGTGACCACATCTCCGGCCAGTAAGATATCTCTTCTCCTTGATCGTCAACAGTAATTGCCGATTGTATTATTTGTGTCCATCCATTAGCAGGTAGAAAGGCTCTGGCGTGTATATCATCATGGCGAAATCTTGTACCTAAACAAATAGCTCTGGCACCTTCAAACATAGTAGGAACAATAACGGCATTCCAGTTATCTTCCATAGCTTGACGAATATCTTTATTTTTAATATCATCCGAACTCTTTATAGCATCATCAATGATACATAAATGTGATCTTTTAGATGTAACAGCACCTTTTAATCCTGCACAACAAACACTAAACTCCTCTTCTCCGGTAGATTTTATTCCTGCAAATTTCCAATCAATACTCCAATATTCGTTAGAATTAATTCCTTTAGCTATTTTTACTGTAGGAAAAATTTCTTTGTAGTTTTTACTTTCTTCTATAATTCTTTTTATCGCTGCACTCTTTGGTCTAGCAACATCAACTGTGTATGAAATATATAAAATCTTTAAAGGTAATTTATGAAGAGCATGTACACCTATAGCCCAAGCTGTATATAAACCTAAAACAGTAGATTTAGCAGATCCTCTGGGAGCAAGAATATCAATATTAGGTCCAGCTATTCCACGTAAACAAACACTATCATCTCCAGTGCATAAATATTTATGCCATTCCATATGATGTTTTGCTGGAGGTTTCCCCCCTACAACATCACAAAAATACGCAAAATTTTTTCGCGCTTTTTCTATATCAATATTTGAAGTTTTCTTTACAACTTGTTGTTTAGCAGCGGCACGAGCTGTGCGTCTGTAAACACTGTAAATACTTGTACCTGCCATGAACGTAGCATAGCGTATTTATCGCTAAGATTCTTCTTGCAATATTTTTGTCCATACACCCATAGATGCTTCCTGAAGAGGTCCTTCTATAGGATCATCTCTAAAGATACTTAACATCTCCCTCAAAGCTCTGTCAGCACCTGCAAGAATCAATCCTTGTTTATCAGTTAAAACTTTTTTATCATCTAGTTGTTTAATTGCACCTCGTAATTCTTTTTGTAACATTGCTATCCTTGCAGCACCCATATCTTGTTTAACCATTCCCATTTGAATAGCTTCACGTAAATTTGCTATATCAATTTGCATATTATCTATTTCTGTTTCTAAAACTAAATGAAAATTTCTCTTTTTAAATTCTTTTTCTGACCATTCATTACATTCAACTATTGTCCCTTGAAAACCAAGAAAACGGGAAAATAAATATATTTGTATTGGAGAACCTGTTTTTTTACAGAATTGAAGAAAGGATTCGCGATCTTTGGAAGTTAAAGTCTGAATCCAATTCTTCATACTCGGTATTGGCTCTGTGCCTGTTCGAAATCTCTATTCTCTTTATAGCGACGGAACAGCTCTCTTTGCAAGTCTACTGCTCTGGTTTCTCTACCTGTCTCTCTTATTCCAGCTCTTTGCTCTTCTCCTGTAACTCTAGTTGTTTGTCTTTGTTCTCTACCTGTAGTCTCGATACCTAACCTTTGTTGTCTTCCTCTCTCTGCTTCACTTAAACGTTCTTGTGTACCAGTAGTTTCTATTCCGAGTCTTTGTTGTCTCCCACGTTCAGCTGTACTTAAACGTTCCTGTGCTCCTGTAGTCTCTATTCCAAGTCTTTGTTGTCTACCTCTTTCAGCAGTCGATAGACGTTCTTGAGCACCTGTGGTTTCTATACCAAGGCGTTGTTGTCTTCCACGTTCAGCAGTTGATAAACGTTCTTGAGTACCTGTAGTCTCAATACCTAGACGTTGTTGCCTTCCAGTTTCAGCTGTAGTGAGCCTATCCTGAGCACCGGCTGTCTCAAGACCTCTCCTGTATTGAAGACCTGTTTCAGCAACCTCTGCACGACGTTCCTGACCTGTTACTCTTGCAGTAGCACGATCCTCTTCTCCAGCTGTTTTAAGTTGGAGTCTGTTCTCAGCGCCAGTTGCCTGTGTCTGTCTAATATTCTCTGTAGTAAAGAATTGTTTGTTAGTTCTATCTAACTGAGCACCTAATTCCATGTTTAGACGCTGCTGTTTAGCACTTACTTCATTAAGCGCATTCTGACTCGACAACGACTGTGTTGGCACCTGTGTAGTAGGAGCTGGAGGTGGTGGAGCTGGTGGATATATTATCTGTGGGGGTGGTGGAGACTTACGACCCATATTTCAACAAACTGTGTATTTAAATTTTAACTGTACTAAACTAAGAAACATTACCAAAGGAACGTTGAATACCTGCAGCACCAAATTGGTTAGCAGCTGTTTGCTGTGCTGCTGTTCCTAATGCTCTTCGGTATTCAGAATCAGCAGCAAGATTCATTTGCTCTTGCTTTGATTTCATTATGTTTTGAATATTAGATGGCATCATTTCCCTTGCTGCTAACATTGCCTTATCTAGCTCTAATCTTTTTGCTGCTGCGTCTGCTAGTAAGTTTGTGTAGATAGGTGTGGTAGCTATATTTAAAGCTGTGGCTTCAAGGGTATCTCTTCTTCTTTCTCCTCTTTCAATTTGATTTCGTCTTTTATTAAATTCTTCTAGTCTATCTAAAACACTACCACTTGAGCTTGAAGTTTCAGATCCAGAACCACTTACGAGATTACCTAATGGATCATATTCAAGCTCTCCTAATTTTTTCTCTAACATCTCTTTCTCTAATTTTTCCCTACCTCTTTTAGAAATTTTTCGATTATAATCTTCTGGTTTATATCCAAGACCCGTTCTCATTCCACCAAGACCACCTCCTCTTTGATCTAAATCTGTCCCAAAGAATTGTAAAGGAACATCTAATGCTTGATATAAACCTCCAAGAAGACCTGTTGGTCTATCTTTTAATACGACACGTCCATCCTCTATTTCTAATTTTCTACCTAAACCTTTTTTATCAATAAGAGTTCCTAATCCATAAGTTGATAATTCTTTATAGGCTTGGGAATATGGAATATCTTGTTCCTCCGCATATGCTTGAACATCTGTGGCCGAAGTTCCTTTAATCTCTTTTCTTAAACGTGATTTATCCCTACTAAGATTAGAACCTTTTAAAAGATCTAAATATTTAAGTTCTTCATTCATAATTAATAATTAAATCTAGCAGTTAGTGCTGCACCTGCTTGTTGTGCAGCTGTAGCTCCCATTCCAAGAGCAGCTTGTTGCATGTTTTGAGTGAGAGCTGCATTTGTAGCAATGTTCTGTGCAATACCCCTTGCTGCAATGCTTCTTGCAAACTCATCTCTCTTAGCTTGCTCTGCGTACTTTCTTACTGTTGGAAGAATAATATTTTGAGCATCTCTTAACGCCTCAGCATCTTTTATAGTTCTTAATCTTCTACCGGCATCTAAACCTGTTGGACTTAAAACATCAAGTGCATCACCCATTGGAGGAACTACACCATAACCTGAAACTGGAGGTATTGGAGAACCCATCATAGGTTCACCAGATACTGATCCATATCCTACTAGACCGGCTGTTCCTCTTCCTGCTCTGCCTCCTGATCCTGCACCAAAGTTACCTGCCTGACCTGCTAATGCAGCTGTTCCTAACACTCCAGCACCTGCAGCTATATTTTGACCTAACACATTAGCCACTGCTCTATTTCTAAGTGATTCTCCTACTAAACCAGTTTTAGCTAATTGTTTTATACCCTGTCCCCCTGCAAATCGACCTGCCGCTGCAGCACCTTTCCCTACTAATCCGGTAGTTCCCAAACCACCTGTGGCAGCTCCTAAACCAGCTCCTAACGCAGCCTCTCCTAAATTACCTCTTCGTAAACCTGGTGCAGCCCCAGCGACGGCTCCAATTACAGGTAAATATTTCATCCCTGCCATAACTAATGGTGCTAGTGCTACTGGTGCCATCTCGTTCTTAATTACTTGTTGTTAATATTTTAAATTAACTCTACTTACATAAATCCACCGGCAAGAGCTCCACCAATAGCACCTGCAGGTCCTCCTCCTCCTAGAAATCCTTTAATACCTCCACCTATTGCACCACCTAAACTAAATAAACCTTTTTGACCTGGTTGACCTTGAATAATACCTGTTGGATATAAAGTCCTTTCATCATAAATAGATAAATTAGGTGTAAGCTGTGCAGATGCAGCATTACCTCCTCCAAAAATTGTTCCAGCCAGACGATCTTTACCCTGATCTTTTTTAAAGGAATCTGCGTAAGATTTTCCTTCATCTAGTCCCGACGTAAACTTATCACGGAAACTTCGATTATCTTTGTTATTCATTAAATTACCTAATTTTATAGAATCTGCGAAAGATATTTGATTAGGTCCACTTGGTTGTCTAAATATTTTATTTCCTAATCCCTCAGTTCCTTCTAAAAAACGTGAACTTGTGACCCCAGACAAAGTATTATTGCCTGAAAAACCACTTAGTGAACCTGCAAATCTATTTTTGTCTCTTTTTAAAAAGCCAAATTGATCACCACCACCAAGAAAACTCATTAATCTACATGTTTTTCATAATTATAGAATTACTATGCACGTAAACCTGTACCATAAATACTACGTGCTACTTGTAATACTTCTGCGTTAGTGATCTCTCCAGCTTCACTCAAAGTCTTCTCTGCTTCTGCCATATTTAAATATTGTCTACCTGGCTGACTAGCTTCTTGTTTTGCATACATTAAAGCTAATTCATTTTGAAATTTTAAATTCTGTAATTCTGCTTGTGCTATAAACCTATCTAGACCAGAACTCATTGGCTGAGAATAATTGGACTGCTGTTTATTTGTACCTAGCATTGATCCAACTGCATTCATTCCTCCTTGTACCCCTTTTGCTCCAAGATAAACTTGTGTTCCCGCACCTACTAATTGAGGTATTGGACCTGCTTGACCTTTTATTTGATCACGAAGAATAGCAGGGATTTGATTTCTATTTTTACCAAAAACTCCTTTTGTTATACCTCTCATCGCTGAAGCTGTAGCTCCTTCAGCAACATCACCTGCTGCTCCAAGTAACATGCCGATAGCTTTATCTAATTGTGGTCCGGCTAATCTTGTTGCCTTTACTGCTTTATCTACTACCATTAGACTTTTACCTCAGTGCTAGGGAATTTACCTGCCGTATTAGCATCAATTGTAGCATTAGCACTTGCTGCGGGAGCTTCAACAAATTGCCTTAAATTATCAGGAACTACCGCTTGTGCTGACCTTCCAGTATTTGGATCTACGGGACCTAATAATCCAACTTCCTCTGCGGTCAAACCATCTCCCTCTCTCTTAAATGCTGCTGCATATTTACGAACAAAGTTATCTGCAAATTCTTTATTTCCGGCACTAAATTCGTTATTTGTAGTTTGCGATAAGATATCAATAAATTCTTTACGTTGGTCAGCATCTTCATTTAAAAACATTTTTCCTGTATAAAATCCTTCTTGTTCAGGATTACTTTTGAAAGCTCTAAAAAATTGATTTTCATTAGGATCAAATCTATTTGAAAATGCAGGGTTAGGTCCTGTAAAACCTCCGAAGACTTTTTCCTTATTAGGATCTTTATTAAAAGCCTCATCCCTGTAGTCTGTCTTTTTGTTGAGATTTACAATTTTAACCATTTTTACCCCTTATTTACTTGACTGGTAATATGTACCACTTTCGCCTCATCCTCTTCCGAAGCCCCTGATTTTTCGAGGGCGCGAACTTTTTCGGCGGCCGAGGCAGGTAACCATTTGTTTGCCATATACTTAGCTATTGTCAAAATCTCATTACGAGACAGTTGACCGTCGCCCACGGTTTCAACTACCAACTCGAAAGCTTTATCAACTTGTGATCCACTCCATTTGCCTATATTTTTATCAAGTATGGGATCAATGATATCGTAAGCTTTTTTAATTAATTTGCCTTTTTTTAAAACGGCTAAAGCAACGCCATTAGTCTTTAAAAAGACGGCTATCGCAGTAAGTCCTGCCCCTAGAGCTGCAGCGATGATCGGTTCTAAAAAAATCATAATTTGTTCTTTAATACTTCTAATTTAGCAAAGGTTTTACATACCACCTATTACTTGCATCCCAAAACCACCTTGTCCTTTTTTAGCTTTATTAAATAATTTACCAAAAGTTAAATCCTTAAGATCACCTGATGTCATAGACTCTATGGTTTCTGGAGATGCAGAAAAGTCATAGGTAGAAACTTCTGTTGGGTTAGTAGGATCTTGCATTATGTTAAAACCAACTTTTGTATCACCATTCATTGGGGTATAAGAAATACCTACAGATTTTGGTAAACCACTTTTTTTATCTGTCATGCCACCAACTTGAAAATCAGTTCGTGCGTAATTGGAAGTAAAATCATCTGCTTTATCAGATGTAGTAACAACAGGTATATCATCTAATGCACCTTCTGTACCCTCACGTCGTCTAGCATCTTGATATTGTTTTGCAATATTTCCTATAGCCATTCCTTCAAGAATTTCATTTTTTAAACCAAGTAATCCTTTATTAGATCTAAGTTTTGCATACTCTTGTCTAACTTCAGGATCATTCATATCAAAATCTGATCTAGCTCTATCTCTTTTATCTGTTGGTGCAAATGCAGGATTTTTCATAGATGGGATATCCCTTAATTCCGCCCTTGCACGTTCGTTATTCTCCATGCGTTTGGAGAAATCAGTTTCTAAATAAGTATTATCGAAATTTTGTTTCTGACCTGGGACGTTTGCATCATCTTCTCCCCCTATGACATCTTTTTCATCAGGATTATCTAATAAATCTGAATTATTTAATATCGAATTCTTAAGAAAACCTTTAGTTCCTGTAGGATCATTGCTTACATCGGTTGTGAATACTTGGTCATCTGTACTTACGTCTACGTCAGGTAAATTTACAGCTTCAGGTGTCTGATTATTAGTCAAACTATCTGCAACTGTTGGGTTCTGTGTAAGTTCTGCCCCTTGTTTTGTAACTCTGCCAAGAATATTAGTTCCTGTCTGATTATTTACTATTGGTTGATTTAAAACTTCTCCTGGAGATTCAAAATCATTAGATTCTATGTTTACTGCATCCGTAATATCCACCATTGGACCCATTCCACTACTTTCCCTTGCAGCCTGTTTTAAATCCGCAAGTTTTTGGTCACGTTTCATCTTTGCTTCCTGTTCTTCTCTCTTAATTCTTACTTTTCCTTCGACAACCTGCTCATTCATCTCCATTCTGTTCTCTTTCTTGATTCTCTCCTTCTCTGCGAAGTTCCTTAACATGTCTTCAGCCTTTGATTCCCTTGCGCCAGCTCTGATTCTCTCTTTTTCTAACTCAAATTCCTGTTGTTGTTGGGTATCTGCTAGTTGGTTAGACCTTTCGATGCCATATCCAATACCCGATAGGAGTGTTCCACCTATATCTTTACCGATTGCACCCACTAAATTACCTGCTTTTTGTAAAACATTGGGTTCCCGTCCAAAATTTCTTGAAAAATCATAAACTTCTGGAGCCATTCTCATCTTTTCTTCAGGATCACGAGGCATTGGCCTCCCTGTCATACGTGAATAAAGTTCATAGTCCCGTGGAGATATAGGCATCGTGTAAAAATTGGTACTCTTTATCAATTAATTTTAAGTTCTATACATTTGAGGAGCGATTCCCCCTACTGCGCCTTTAAAAACCTCATTTTTGGGAAAAAAAATTTAGAGCTATCAGGCCGGCCGTATCAAATGATACACGCGGAAACAAAAAAAAGAAATATAGGCACAGGCAGTGACAAATGATACAAACTCATGTATATTTTGACGAAAATAGGCACAAATGTTACAAAATGTGGCGCAAAATCCCCGATAATTTGACAAATGAGCCAACTTAGTATCCAAATCCTGTCAAACTCCTGGTATAAATTGTTACAACAGTTTTAACTTTTACAACTTTCGGTTAGCTCCACAAGATATTTATGTACAAATTATACAAATCTTCCAGATGTGGTTGACAAAATGCCCCAAAATGCCCCAGTTTTACGAATTTTTCTGGGATAAAGAAGAAAGCCGCGACAGATATTTAGTAATTAATTATTAATTAAATACAAATGGCAAAACTTGTTGAAAACTTTTTAAGAGTATTTTTACTTATATATTGATTAATATTTCAATACTTATTAAGTTACCCAAAACTTATATAACCGCGCTAATATATTTATATAGGTTTTAAACCTTTTTACATCCCTTATTATTTAGGACTTTTCAAATGAAACTTACAAAACAAGAAGCTTACAGCAACTATAAAGAAATCATCTTACATAGTTATGAAAGTATGAGAGACTATAAAAAATCTTTCTCAAATACTGATTTAAGATATGATTGGTCAGTTTACGTTGATATGTTAAATAAAGACGGATTAGTAACAGATAATCAAGTAAATAATTGGTCAAATCCTTTTTAGGGTTTGACTTCTTACTATTTATTAATCAATTTTTATTATTTAAAATTATGTCTAAACAAAATTTAAACGGCCGCATATTATGGGAAGGTTTATCACCAATTAATGGGAAACCTATTGTAATTATTGCAACTGGTTTTAAGGAAAAATCAGCAAATCCCAAGACAGGTTTTATGTTACAGACTTGGATTCTATCCGCTGAATTAAAGCCAAATGAAGCATTTAAAACAAATGAGAATGGATATGGTGAGAGCGTTTGTGGGGATTGTCCACACGCTCTATATAATGATCCTAAAAAGAATGGCTTCGCTCCTTGCTACGTTAGAACCTACCACGCACCTAGATCCGTTTATGAATGTTATAAAAAGGGAAACTATCCACACATTAAAAATGATTGGCATTTATTTAATAATTTGCCTGTAAGGTTAGGTAGTTTCGGCGATCCTTGTTGCATACCTGTAGAGATACTTAAAAATATTATTTCAAGGTGTTCAAAACATACTGGCTATACACATCAATGGCGTAAAACATACGGCCAACATCTAAAAGGCATTTGTATGGCATCCGCTGACGGGATGAGAGATTATATTGAATCAACTAGTCAAGGTTGGACTCCATTCTTAGTTAGAAAATCTACAGATGAAGCTCCTAAAGGTGCATTAATATGCCCTGCATCCGCTGAAGCAGGCCGTAAGGTTACTTGCGCGGATTGCACTTCATGTGATGGGGTTTCGCGTCCTAAAGGTGTTGTAATAATAGCTCATTAGAGTGGTTTCAATCCACTCTCTAAGGGTTTATATATCTATTTATATTAAACCTTTATAGAGTGGCTTTAAATAGCCGCTTATGTTCAATCTATTTCTTATTTATTATGAAATTTAAAGTAAACGAAGTTGAATTTGATTTCGACTATGAGCAAACCTATGAAGATGAAAGAATTGAAATTACAAACGATCATCTTGGAGTATGGGAAGCTGATGACGCGGATGACTTAATTGAAAAAATTACTGCTAACTCTAGTTGGTGTATTAAATCTATTAATTATCAAGTACAACACGTAAACAATTAAAATTATTTTTTATTTATTATGGAAACTCAAACCCCTGTCATATCAAGGGATGTGCGCCAGATTTTGCTGTTTAAACTACAAATTCTGGAGTAAACCCCTGTTATAGCAGTGGATCTCAGCTAATTAACTTTTTAAACTAACTTATGAAAACTCAAACAACTAAAGAATTAAAATTAAATCAAATTAAATGCTTATTTGATGAGATTAAATGCCCTATAGATCAAGTTGAATTGATTTTAGAAGTAATTAAACATGTAAGAAATAAAGATTCAAAATTACATGTTATGGATCAATATTTGAATTATTTTGATGAAAATTTTGATGAGATAGAGACAATATTAGAAAATGAAATTATCGGATTCGATCCCACACCTAGGTACTAAAACAATGAGTAAAAACAAGATAAGAATCAAATTTACAAGCGGTTTAAAAGACTCTCAAAACTTAATTAAAACACTTGAATCCCATGCCCAGTTTTATGGCTTTCACGTTGAATACTCTAAGGTTAAACAACGTGTGCCAACGCCATTACATGATGTTTGGGTGGGGTTAATTTCACGATAGGTACGTCCCAGCTGCGTGTAACATTTGATACCAGAATTGTTACTTCAAACTACAAAAATCGTATTAAATCCCTTGCAATAACTACCTATATCTGCTAGGGTACTTTTACAAAGCTAACCACTTTTATTTAAATCATTATTATTCATGCAACACAAAATTACTACTTACTTACAGTCAACAGACTTAAAAATATTTCAAAAAATTCTTATAAAAGGTTTTGAAGCTTTAGACGCATCCGAGCAAGGTGACCTTATTAGGCAGCGTGTAGAGACTGATTGCGAGGACTTCTTTAGTGAACTAACTAAAGACGTTGAGAATGCGGTACAGGATGCCCATCAAGAGCAACTTGACCGAGAATTTGACCGCAAATTTAATCAGAGGGTTTATTAATTATGACTTTAAAATATTGTGCCGTAGAAGCTGACCTTAATAGATACATGGACGATTTAGATGCCCATGACCGCTATTTAGAATTACGTAGGCTATGCAATGAGAAAGCCACAGATATAGGCCAAATGCATAATCTTCATGAAGATCTATTTGAACCTTTTATAGAGTGGTTTATAGATTTAAATGAAGGCTTAAACGAAGAAGAAAACTACTTAGGTTTAACCTTCGATGATAAAAGTCTTATAGATGATTTTTGGAAGCAAGAAGGTGAGTACTTTGACGAATTTACAACACCATATGTGGAGGTTAATTAATGGATAAAGAAATAGAAACTTACCTTCAAAGTTTATTATCTGATAGAAAAAGCTTATTAAAAGGGGCGTTAAAAGGTTTATCAGAAGTTAAAAAAGGTAACTCAAGTATTGAAGTTGACTTTGTTTTAAGGCAAGAAACTCAATGGGAACTAGACCAAATTGTTAAAGCTCAAAGAGCATTAGACATACTTACAGAGGAGGGAATTTAAATGTTTTATGACTACAAAATGAGTCCAAATTTTATAGGACGATTTGAAACAAGAAGCCAAGCTAGAAAAGACTTTTCTAAAAGATGGTATAACCTTCGCAGTAACACTAGCTTAGACCGCTTTAATAGGCATGAGTGGAACAATACATTTGATGCTATTGATGACCTTGCTAGAGCCGATCTAGAAGAGCTACAACAACCTAATCAAATCATTAAAGGAGATCTATTATGAGCCACCCAGTAAATACAGAAATTTTTGAAAATTTAATTGAAAATTATCAATTATTTAAAGTCACTTTGGATGATGGTATCGAAACTTCAAGCCGTTACTTTATTAGGGATGGTTTAAATGAATTAGTTAGACATGATCATCAAGTATCTTGGTCATCAAAAATAGATGCTAAAAAAGCATTAAATGAAATTATTAATCAAAAGTTTGAGGAGCTATCAAAATGAAAATGTTAGTAGCGTGTGAGTTTAGTGGAACTGTTAGAGAAGCTTTCGCTAAAAAGGGATGGGATGCATGGTCATGCGATCTATTACCTACAGACATACCAAGTGATAAACATATTCAAGGTGATTGTCTTGAAGTAATTGCTAGTCAATCATGGGATCTCATTATTGCTCATCCACCTTGTACCCACCTCAGCGCAAGTGGTAGCCGTTACTGGGCTGAAAAGGTAGCCGATGGTAGGCAGCAAGCTGCTATCAAGTTTGTAGAGGATATATGGGATGCAGATTGCCCACGCATATGCATTGAGAATCCCGTAGGAGCGTTGACAAAGAGGTCTAAGTTAGGAAAGGCCAGTCAATATGTTCAACCTTACTGGTTTGGGCATGGGGAGTCTAAGAAGACAGGCTTATGGCTTAAAGGATTACCTAAGCTAACTCCAACAAACATGATAGATATCTCAAAGCTACCAAGAAAAGAGGTACATAGAATGCATTACCTCGCACCATCAAAGGATAGATGGGCTATTAGAAGTAAAACTTACCAAGGTATAGCCGATGGAATGGCTGACCAATGGACAGCCTAGTCATAGCAATAGGTCTAGCCCAGAATTTGCTGTTTAAAGGTAAAATTTTGGCCTAGATCCATTGCGACCACTGGGGATGTCCTTAAACTCAACCTTAATGTACACATTTCAATTAAACCAATGCCAAATTACAGCACAATTTCAGAACAGTTATGGTCTTTACCTGTAAAAGAATTACATAGGGTCAAGGCTTCAATCTCTGACATCATCGAATCAAAAATTAAAAGCTCTTTATATGTAGATCAAGAGGTCTATATAGTTTCTAAAAACAAGAAGGAAAACGGAGTAATAAAGAAAGTAAATAAAACTAGAGCAGTAGTAGCTATAGAAAATAAGATCCATGAGTACAATGTTCCATTCGCAATGATCGAGGTAAAGAACTAATGACACAACATGAATTCTTAAAAGAAATCTACAACGATTTCTGCATAAAAAATAATCTACCTCCAAATAAAGATGGTAGCTTTCCATCAGCAGGAGACTATCTCTATGTGGAGAAAGAAAATATACCTTTTACTGATCATCAACTTAAATGGTTAGATAATTTTATCAAACTATGGGAAGCAACTAACGGAGGGGAGGACATCTAAATGGATTCAAAAACAAGAGAAAAGATTTTACATAGATGTGAAATCCTTAGATACATGGGGGATGATGGTATCTCCTCCATCTATGACCAACTACCTGATGATGAACTCATGGAAGACTGTGGATGGGTCTTAAACAAGGAGCATGATGATTTAGATCAGTATCAATTCCAAGTTACTAGGAAGATCATTAACGAAGCTCCTAAGAGGGCTATTACTAAAGATATGTGGAGCTAATCATGACTACTTACAGAATTACTTGTAAAGAAGAAGTTATCTTCGTAAAGGAAGTAGAAGCTAACTCAGAGGAGGAAGCAAGAGAAAAACTTCATAACAATGTCAATGGTTTTAAAACCTTTAGTGAATGGACAGAAGCTTGGGAAATAAATGACATTGAAGAAAGAGATGCCCATAGTAAGACATGGGTAGATGTATACCCTACAAGAGGAGTAAGACCAAAATGAAACAAGACAAAAAATTTGAACCATTAGATGCGGCCGAGATGAACTGGCTCGCTCAACATAGATTTGATCTTTACTACAGCCTTAACGTAGAAGAGATGTATGAAAAGGATCAAGCCATCTTTAGATCTATCAGTGACAAATTACAAGCTGCTGATAGAGAGAAGTGATGTACCTACCTGGGTATCAAATTTTACATCCTTCATAATACAAAAACCACACTAGATGCATTGCTATTACTAGCTGTATTTACTACACTAATCTCAAGGTTAACCACCTTTCTTTAACATAATTATCATGACTACTAAAACAATTACAAAAAAGCCAAAGACTATTAAGGAGGATAACTAATGGATCTATCAAAAGATGAATTAGTATTTCTCAGACTATTTATGCGTGATGGATGGTTCTATTGCGATGTAAGAAACAAGTCTTTTTCAGAGAGACAACTATTTAATTCAATTCAAAAAAAATTATCTCAGGAGCTAATCAATGCCTAAAACAATTACAAAGAAACCAAAGACTATTACAGTCTCTAAGCTATCTCATAGACAATCTAGGAAGGGATGGATCTCATACAACTGTGAGCTAAGGGTCGGAAGGACTTGTTACGCTGCTGTAGACCAAGAGGGTATAGGAGGTGATGAGCGAGTTGCTTGGGCTGATGTTGATCATTACTTATTTATTCACCATTGGATTTTAGATACTCAAAAAGATTTTCTAAGAAAAAATGATGTTGAATGGATTGATATTTACGTCCAATTAGGTCACAAAACACTTGAAGAATCTTACAAAGAAAAGCAAGAATTAATTAAAAAATATAATTTATGGGATGAGTTAGCAAAGAAACAACCAAAGACATGGCCTGAAGCTAGAGAAATACAACAGAAGTTAGGTTTCTTTGATGATATGGTTGGCTCTTGGACAACTACCTATGTAGAAAACAAAGTAGGAGACAAGTACAACTAATGAACATTACAAACGATAATCACAAAAATCTTAGCTTAGAAGAGTTTACAGATTTCGATTTAGAAGAACTCTATTTACTTGATGACATTATCAATAGTTTAAAAAATAAACTTCCTATTGATATCAATGCAGACAAGACTGAAAAATTAAGTCTTATCCAAGCCAAAGTTTTAATCCTAACTGCACAACCATGAAACAAGACGTATTACAGGACATCGCTTGCCTATCTCAAATGAGATCAGGTGGGCAAGAGTGGAGAGATGACTGCCTTCAAGCTATCGAACTAATTAAACAAGGCACTTTTGATGCTGACCTTGAAGAGTTCGGTCAAGATGGTGCTGACCTTGAAACAGTATCAGATTACATACTTCAAGAGGTTAGGGGCAAATTTGCTCCTCTCAGAAAGGCTTCTAAAGTGCTTGAACCATAGGTCTTGGTATGTTTATACCCTCAAACCTGGGTATCAAAAGATACATCAACCTTATCCACCACTATTCAATTTATTAACCAAAACAATGGAAATTAATTCATTTTTACACGTCCCAACTATGGGGACAGATGGTAAAACAATACCACAAATACAAGGATGGAACTTCAGAATAAATGAACTTGCACCGCAAGATCAAATTACTATTGCACAATTAGTTAATCATCTAGCTTCACATCAATACTCAGGTGACTATCAACAACACGCTATATCTAGATTGAAAGAGATCTCACAAGAGAATCCTTGGCAATCTGATATAAAAGGTTTTGAAAAATTACCTTTACCCGAAGAGGATAATGAGTAATCACCCTGCCTTCCCCGCCACCACTATTAATTAATTAACTAAAACAATGACTGAAACTTGGACTGACAAATTAAAAGAATTAAAAAGATCTAATAAATCTAATGAACCTAAAATTTCTATGGGTTATACATGGGATGAAGTCTCAGAAGAAACAAAAGATCTTTGTCAAAAAGGAGCAGATGCTATTAACTATATGAATTTTGGAGATGAATGTTCTCCTATCGAATTTTATCAATTAATAATTCAAGAGATTGGTACAAAATTATGTGAAAGAAATATAAGTGCAAAACAAAAAGGTTTAACTTATTATGAATACAACAGAAAAGGTATGACTGTCACAGCTATAGCTAAAAAGTTCGGAGTAGCTAGACAGTATGTTCATGAATGTTTAAAAGTATATAAGGATGGTAAGCGATATGGGAGATATAGAAACAGAAATTAAATTTATGAAATTAAAAATAATCACCTTGCCTTCCCCGCCACCACTATTAATTTATTAACCATGTATTCAAAACTAGCTAACATCAAAGTAGAAATCGGAAAAATTCTCATGGAGGAAAACCTTTGTGATGAACAATACAAATCTTTAGACAAAGTTGATTTGGAGAGACTAGAGATAGTCCATTCAATACTTAAAAAAATAGAGGATTAATTATGACAAAAAAATTAACTAATAAACAGAGTTTTCTCAAAATGGTTCAGGAAATGAATACTTATTTTGAAGAAAAGATATCTAAAGAAGATGCAATAAGATTATACGATGGTGAAATTGCACCATATGGTTATCCAAGTCATCAAAAATTTATGTTATATCAAGCTGCAACTTTAAGTGCTTATAACGACAATATTCGGAGTGGTCAATACAAAAAGTATTTTAAAAATCCACCAACGTTAGGTCATGGTTTTAGTAAAGTTTTGACTGATAATTATTACATTACAGATGCATTAGCTCATTCATTGTTTAATACCGATGCTCCTAACGATTCTAAATTTATTAAAAGAGTAATGAGTTTAGATGTTCTACCCGTAATTACTGTAGTCTTTTCTAATGACTTTGATTTAGGGGAAGATGTGTGTGCAAATGTTAAAAGGATAGATATCTGTAAAAAAGATATTGGAATATCTGTTCAGGTTCATAGTGGTAAATTAGCAGGGCAAGTTCAATATGATTTCTTTATTCCAATTGCAGAAAATGATTGTTGTCAATTATGTGCTACAAAAGAATTCTTTATAGATAATGAATTAGGTTATAGAGTTTTATTTAAAGCTTTAGCATTTAGCATAAAAAAGGATGATGTAAAAAAAGAAGTTATTGAGATGTTTGAATCTGGTATCTCGGCTTTCCAAAATGAAACATTACCAAAAATGTATAGGTTTGTAATTAATCTATTATGTTTAATGACTCAAGAACCTGAGATAGTTACGACACAAAAACCTAAAAGTAAATATAGAACAACAAATAGTAAAGGTTTCTCTGCTGAAAAGATTAATAATGTGCCTAATGTAAAATGGCTTGGAGCAGACTTTACTACTAGAACAATACAATCTAATCAAGAAGATAAAGACCCCTCTGACAGAACCGCAGGGAGTCCTAAGAGATCACATTGGAGGAGAGGACATTGGCACACTATCTCACAAGGACCTAAAAGAGTTCAAAAGAAACTTAAATGGTTTCAACCAGTATTTATTAAAGGTCATAAACAAATTAATATTAAGGAGGAGGTATAGATGACTTGACTACTTACAAAAAGACAGTCCTAATAGTAATGTTGATTCTCAATCTTATTTACATTATCAGTTTATTATGATCAGTATTGATTTAACATCTAGCGAGCTGGAGAAAATTACAAAGGCTCTGCAATCTGATATAAAAAATAATCCTATTGCAACATCATTAGTTGACTCAAGATTGGCAATTATAGAAAAAATTGCTATTAAATTAGAAAATCCTGGAAGGCATCCTTTTGAAGAACCAAGAGTCATGCCTTGGATGCAAAAAACCCTTTAATTATTTAAACAAATGCACAAACTACCACTAAGATTATTAGACACAATGATTGGCGAAGCTAAAGATTGCCATGAAAGAGGCGATCATGAGGATGCTGCTGAATTAATGTTATGTGTTGCAAGACATATTGCTCCATTTATACAAGAAGGTATGAAAGATCCATATTTTTTAAGTGACCAAATGAAGAAGATGGAGTCGGATGATAAAGAAGAAGCTTTCTTGGCTCAAACTGTTGTAGCATTCTTAGTTGCAAAGAGAGGTTTATCATGGATCTAAATCAAATAAAAGATAAAATCGCTAAATGTCTACGTCTTCAACAAAGTAACAACGTAGGAGAGGCTACAAGCGCAGCTAACATGGTTGAAAAACTATGTAGACAATATGGCATATCTTCTTCTGAAGTCTCTGCTGACTACGATCCAGAAAAGGATGAGGTGATTCAGTTTTATTGGGGAAGATCATTTAAAAAATCAGATATTGCTGTAAATTTATTACTCAATGCTGTGGTGAACTTTTACAATGGTGAGGCCATTATCACTCCTAAAATAAAAACAATGAAAAGAAATGGCATAGATATCGAATACAACACAGGTTACAAACAGATGTCTGTAGTTGCTACAAAGGCTAATCGTATTCAGATAGAACTTTATTTAGAGTACCTTCTTGAGACTATGGAAAGACTCTCTGAAGAAGCTAAAGTTAATGCTAGACAAAGCACTCGCCAGTACAAATTAAACTTTCGTAAAGGATTTTCTGTAAAGATAACAGAACGATTAAAAGAGATGAAAAAAAATCAAGAAAGAGTAGGTAAACCTGATGCAAATATGTCACGGGCTTTAGTATGCAATAGGAATGCAATGGAACGTAAAGCTGTATATGATAAGTACAAGGAGTTGTACCCAAGGACAAGATCATCAAGGTACAAGGCCAGAGGAGGTACAGCCTATGAAGCTGGTAAATCCAAAGCTGAAGGAGTAGGTTTAAACAAACAGACTAATTCAACTAAACCAACACTTGCTTTAACCGGTAAGTAAGACTATACCTGGGCTTTCATAAGATGTAAGACCCTTTTGACCACTAAACTTTCACAATCTAATGACAAACTCTAACAAAGAAAACTTCGAAAAAACAATTGAAAATGCTGCTAATGAAGTAGCAAAAGAAAAAGCTAGAACAAACTTTGATAAGCCTGAGCGTTTTGAAGTTAATTCTACTAAAGCAGCTACCTCAAAAATTAGACAGAAACAAAAGGAGCAAGAGGTAAATGTTCTACAAAGTAAAAAGGAAACTGAAAAAGATCCACTAGGTAGTATTGATGACAGACTTGAAGAACTTTATAAATTTAAAGAAGAGTCAGCAAAAACTAAAGATCTAACAAAAGTTTTAAAAGAATCTTTTATGACTGATCTATTAGCACAAAAAGAAGATGGTATTGAAACTCCTATACTAAAACATTCACGTTATGGAGAAGGAGGTTATCCTAAATTAAAAGTAAGTTTAATTACTACTGTCACTCGTGAATATAGATATAGTAAAGAGTTAAACAAAAGAATAAAGGAACATAAAAGAGAAGCAGAATTAATTGAGAATAAAAAGAAAGAAGAAATAATTGATTGCATTGCTAAAGTTTCTGCTAAAAAGACTAATGAAACTATTAGATTTAATTCTTAAAAATGAAATTATCTTTTAATCAATCTTTCGATATCAACTATTTAAAAGGTTGTATCGCTAGAAATCCTAAAGGTCGTGAATTTATTATTAGGGATGTCGTAATAGACATCTCTAATCATCAAATAAAAATTGTATTTAATGATGATCATGCAATAGATTTTCAGACAATGAAAGATTGGGAGATTCAATTCTTAGGCTCACAAAATTTACCATAACAATGACTTCATGTAACACTCCACAACAATGGGCTTGCAAATCTGACTCATGGCTCTTTAATGAGTATGAATACACTCAAGAAGAAATAGATGAGTTACATCCAAAGTCCGATAGACAAAGCGGACGAGGCTCTTCTAAGGAGACTTCTAACTGAAAGGATCTCGGAAGAGGATGCTAACAAAATCATTACTCATGTATTTAGCGATTTAATTAAATGGACTATGGAAGATGTAGTAATACATCTAACAGAAATATTCAACTTTACTAAAGAAGAATGTGATCAATTATTAAACAGCTACAATATTGACTTTTTGACTACAGACACAACCACTGAACCAATGCCTGACAATCCTCAACCGAATTATAATCTCAGCTCGCAAAGTGCAGAATGGGATTTACAAACCTATCAAACTGATCTTTGGAACGCAAGGAAGCTGATCCAAGAATCTAAAAAATTACTTTCTAAGTGTGCATTATTTCCTGATGATTATAAAAATCAAGATGAGTTTAATGCCGCATTAAATAAGAGATTAGATTTAAACAGTTGGTATGTAAATATCAATAAATATATTGATGAACATATTGAATTTGCAGCTAAAAAATTATTAGAGGATTAATCATGTCAGTGGCAACCGCAGAGAACGTATTTAAAATCGATCTCGAACAATTACCAACCAAAGCTCATGGCGATGACTTCGGTAAACTTATGGTCTATGAAAAGAAAACAGGATGGCAAGTTATCAATTGGGATAACGTAGAGATCTTTGCAATCAATCTAGGCTTTACACATTGGACTTTCACACCAAACTTTCTCGATGAAAAACAAAACGACTAACATCTTTGGTCATTTCAGTTACGTTGTATATGACCCTGATAATGAACCTATTATTAAAGGTGTCTATGACACCGCAGAAGGTGCTTGTTATGGCGCACATCTATCTTTAATAACTAATTCACTACCAAGACATGGAGATAGGATTACTATTCAAAGATGTAGACAAATCTCTACTGCAAGTGCTAGACAAGAACTTCACAGATATTTAGAAGAGGATCAAGCTGAAGATTCATTTAAAGATCTTGCCCTTACTAAAGATGAGGAGACAGTCGCATGACAAAGAAAAGATCTACCTTTGAAGAAAAAGAATTACGCATAGAAAAAGCTGCGGATTTATTGGCATCAGGGATTCCTGGCCGATCAGTCGTAAAAAAATTAGCTGATAAATATAAAGTTTCTCCACAAACTGCAAGAGAATATGTGAGAGATGCAAAGAGATTAGTAGTTGAATCTGTAGATCCAGCTGATCGTTCTTATATTTATTCTAAAGTCATGTCCTGTATTGAACAGGATAGGCTTGATGCACAACAACAAAACAATGTTAATGCTCAAGTAGGTGCATCAAAACTTATGGTGAAGATGTTGGATTTAGCTCCTGATGATCGAATGGAAGAAGAGATGGCTGCTCATTTTCAAGACTTCTTAGAGGAAAGATTAGGTCCAAGAAAAGGTAAAATTCCTACAGAAAAAATCTCTGGATTTAAAAGAAATTTTAAAATAAATAATCTAGATTCAATGGATTATGACAGAGAAACAAATATAGATCAAAATGAAACCGAACTCCCATTTTAAAATGCCATTAACCTCACAAGAATTTAGAACTATATCAACAGGTTCTAAAGACATTTCCCGTATAGCAGATGCACTAGAAAGAATTGCATCAATACTGGAGAGTAATGTACACATCAACATAGACCATGCTCACATCGATGAGATAGATCATAACCATGTAGAAGGTAAGATACATACCCACGAAGATAAGTGGTAACTCTTGGGGCAGAGGAGTCTCGTACATGGCTTTAAAATGCTGCTAAGTTTAATAGCGTTAATACTGTTCGGCCTAAATGGTATTGTGGAATGTAGCTATTATTCTAACAACAGTTCCCATCGAGGAATGTCAGCAGTGCCAGGGTTAGTAATGAATTCCCAATTGGGCTGACATTAAGCATTTGCTCGTAAGTCCCCAACTATTTTTTATTCTTAAAACAATGATTTCAAATCCTAAGTACAAAGTTAATCAAAGAGTTAAAGAAAGAATGCGTCCTACAGGTAACAACTGTGCTTTCTATCGACTTAAAAAAGGTGTAGTAAAAAGTATAGAAACGAAGACTAATAAAGTGGGAGCAAAACATTATTATTATACTGTTTTCTGGGATGGGTCAGGTTCTCAACTAATTCCACAAAACAGAATAACCGAGGAAAATTAATGAAAAAAAGAATATCTTTTGTTTCTTGTCCGGAATGTGATATGTATACATTCCAAAAGATAATATTAACAAGAGTCCATGAAGACCACAGGATATTAAGACGTAGAGAATGTTTAGGCTGTGGTCATAAATGGTACACAATTCAGCAGCCAGAAGAATCTGTTGATAACATGACTGAAAGAACTTTCTTACGAAGTTAATGATTTATTTTCTCGGACTAATTATTGTACTTGCTATTTGTATTTATTGTTTAGTATTTTTTAATCCTCATCAATAATTTACTTTCGTTTTAGCGTTTTTACTTTCGTTTTTGGGTAACCCCCCTTGTATAGGGAACATATAATTTTTATATTCGGTTTGCCTTATGAAATTAATTCAAGCTTGTGATTCTCTAAAATTAGAATGTGCATTAAGAGAGCTAGGATTTGTTGACATAGGGTGGAAATGCGTAGCCCATGCAGGTATCTTTTTTATTACACCAGTAGGCTTTCCTGATAAACCTGACGGTGATCTATTAGGTTTTAACCTATCTTTACCAGCTACTAAAAACAATAAGGTTGTAAAGATCATGAGTACCGCAAAGAAAGCTTTAGATTTTGCATTAGGTGTTTAAATGAGTTCACTATCCATTTTTCTATATTTGACCTTCTTTATTGCTGTAGCCTCAGCTACATTCGCTTTCATGTGGCAATCAACCTATCAACTTTATAAAGAATTAAATAAACCAATAAAGAAATATAAAGTACCTGCACCTCATCCAGAAATGGAAGGAGTTAAATATGGTGAAGAACTACTGGTTTTCAAAGCCAAAGAAGAAGATAATATAGAGTAGCTAAACATATGCATGAACCTTTACACATTTATGATTATGAAAATTAAACAAGAAACTGACTTAGTTAAACATCATGCATCAATATGCAAGAAAATTGATGGAATGTTAAAAACTTTAGATGGATTAAGAGAAGATCCTTTGTTCATTGATAACATTCATGGTGAACAGGAACTAAGCCTAGATCAGACAATAGAACTATTTCAAGGTATAAAAGCTAATTTTTTACCAAAAAATGTAAAGAGTGATCTATCTCCGGCTTTCGAAGCTGCTTCTTTTGATGTATCATAAAAGTGTTTTAAACCACTTTTTAACATGAAATTCACAACAAACATCATTGACGATGGCGATCTTTACAACGATATGCTTGAGCAAGAAGTAAAGAGTTCTATTTCTGAAGGCAACAAACGATTTGGTGCTGCATTAGGATCAGTAATTGCTAGAAATTTAGATGATGATTTCTACATAGATCAATAGCAAATCAATTATTAAGATTTCAAATTCTTAAAACCCTTACCACTACTAGAGGCTAGTTTTAAAAGCTAGTCATAGCAGTGGTTTTTTAATGTACAACGATGTGTGCAATATAAGTGAATCTACTGCATAATGAAGTACGCCGATAAAGAATATTATGCAAGAACAAAAGAAAGATTTAGCTTGGGCAGTCCTATCAAACAACACAAAAGGTAGAAGTCAAGTAATAAAAGTTACTAGCTATGAGGAGGCAGATAGCATAGTAGCAGAGTCTCCTGAGAGATTTTATAAGTCGGGTCCTTTTTATATAGGTTGAATTTAAAAATAAAATAGCTATCCTACGTTAGTAATTACAAAATTTTATGACTACTAACAAACCCACCTTACCTGTGTCAGGTTATGCTGTTTTTGTATATAACAATGACATAGGTGCATATGCCCCACAATTCAATGATTTAGATATAGCTGAAGAGTTTGCTAATGCAATAAGATTAGCAACCGATCTAACTGTTAGTGAACCTGTACCTGTAATTGCTTCTCATACAAATAAGAAATCTATTGAAGCAGCTAGGAGTTTATACGGTGAGGGTTTTCGTGCTGAAGATTCTATGGGATGAACTTAAATAATGTGCTATGTTGGCTTATAGAACTTTTCTAATTAAATGGCACAAGTAGTTAGTGTATCAGTTCCCGACAACCTTCATTCAAGGTGGAAAGAATCAGGGAAAGATATTAGTCCTTCAGCTCTATTTCAAACAGCATTAGAGACTGAACTAGATAATACAAATAGACATCTTGTTTATTGGAGCAAGAGGGCATTAGACGCTGAAAAGAAATTAGAAATGATTAAATTAATGCTTGAGGCAAATGAAAAAGATGTAAAGAAGTTTTTATATTTTGAAAAAGAACAGGGGTAGAATGACTAATAGATAGAATATTTTTATGGAAGTTGTCATTACTCCCGAAATTAATTCATCTGAATCTTGTATGAAAAAAGATATGCAAGAAATAGAAAATATTCTAAAAGATTTAAAAAAAGAAAATTTAATATCAAAATCAGTTTCTAACACGAGTTTTATTCTTAAATGTTTTGATCGTGGTTTAAATGACTACAGAAAGGATTTAACTCTATTTGATTAATCGGAGGTGTAAGTATGAGTGGAGATCTAGGATTACAATATGAACCTATCATTTTTTATTGTGAGAAGATGACTCTATCTAAAAGAATTTTTTTAGAACATAAAGGAGTTGAGTTTAGTTTATTTAAAAAAGTAATGAAGAAAATAGATAAATTAAAATAATTAAAAGAATTTAGGGTAAAAATGCCACATAAAATGGAAAAGGTTATGTCTGAATATAAAGCAGGCGACTTAAAATCTGGTGGAGATAAGAAAGTTACAAATAGAAAACAGGCAATAGCTATAGGTCTTGCTATGGATTACAAGGCTCATGGCAAAAAAAATCCAAAAAAAGCCTAAATTTAAAAAAATACTCCCTTCAGATTCGCCTGTAAGGGGCTTCTAAAAATGTGTTGGTATGATATTACCCTTTGTTTTTCTTTCTTAAAGTAGCTTTGTTCACAGCTTCAGCTCTTTTAGTTTTTGCAGTAAGAGTACCCTTAGATACATCTACATATCTAGGTTGACC